GCAATGCGTGCATCATCGTTATCGCCGCAAACGCTACCAATGGCATTGGTCAATGCGGCGGTCGTAAAGTTCGTTCCACCCGCGAGCACAGCCAGGGCATTCTGGCTCAACCGCAAGTAGGGCACTGTATTTGTGTCAGCAATGATGGCACCTGCCACCGCTCCACTGACTGCGGTTTCGACTGCAATGGCCGTATTTGTCACGTCCAACGTGGTGACAGTGTTGGTTTGCTGCACGATATTGGTTATCGTGCTTCCATCCGTATTGGTGACGACCTGAGATATAGGTGTCACGGTGACGCGCTCGCTCACGCAAGCAACGCATATTGCAGCCGCAATGGCTGCTACGATTCCGAGTTTGATTTTGTTTTTCATAGGTTATGTTGAACAGGTTGTTGAGCAGGCTTTGCTGCGTAGTCAGGATGCGAGAATTGTTGATCTGTCAAGCATCCCGGCTCGGACGTGACGAAGAACAGACAAGCGCAATAAAGGAGGAATCGTTTCATAGGTTTTTGGGGTCAGGTAGTGGCTCATATCAAAATGAGTTGGATGTGTGTTTTCTCGAACGGAGTGAGTTCGACCAGTTGTTGCGTTTGTGGCTCGTAGAATTTCAGCGCTAGTTGGTCGTTTTCTCGCGTTACAAAACAGTTGATGGCATGGCCACCACCATTCTGAGCTATCAATGCCACAAACCCAAATGCCAGTGGATGTGGGATAGCTTCGTTGCGAGCTGCACTCAATTGGCATCTTGCGGCCACGAACATCGCAAAATGCGCGTATTGACGGCAGCAATTGACCTCTGGCACATATTGGTTCATTCCCAGTTTCTGGAGTTGCCAGCGCAAGTCCTGTGAATAATTTCCAAGCACCCACTCCGTTGTCGGGAGCTGATAGTTGTTCCCTTCGATCAGGTAATCAGGAACACTGTCAACGTCGTCGCAGAGTCCTTTGATTAACTGTGTAATTTCAGGCTGAGTGACAAGGGTCATAGGGGTTTAATAACAAAAACTGACCGGAACGAATTTGAACTTGAAAAAGCTGAATGGTATGCAACTTGCCAATATTCACCAGGCTGTAAGATTTCTGTGAGAGACATAGTGTTTGTTGCAATCAATTGGTCAGCGGAACCGGAAATTAGATTTTCTAAAGTCTGAGTCCCATTAACAAATTCCTGCAGAACATAACCATTATATCTCGCAACAACGTTAAAACTATTTGTGTTTGTCCAAGCAATAGTGAAATAATTTCCAATCGGGTTTCCTACTGTTGGTGAAACTTGATATGGAGCAATTTTATTGCTTGTTAAAGTGGATAATCCATTGCTCACAGTCAGGGTATTTACATTTCCGTTTGTAAAATTGACTGCTCCAGCGCTCACGTTCCCAGAAGAGTCAACCGATAAAATTCCATTGGAAAAAGAAAGAAACTGAACGCCATTGGTTACAATAATGTTCTTCGCGTAAACCGCATTTGTTCCAGAAATATAATTCACTCGAGCCCAATTCGCGTCGATATGACCGCTTCCGACCGAAATATTCCCGTAAGCCGTAGAGATATTTCCATGCCCTGTATAAATGTCACTGTCACTCTGCAAACTGTATGTCGGACTTGCAACCCCCAGACCAATTTTTCCATTGGGGGAAATGCAAATCACATTTGTCCCCAAAACAACACTTCCATTAGTATATACCGTAACAGTGGAGTTTGGGTTTGTCCCCATGTAAAACGTCACATTGGAATCCGTTGTAACGAAGTAGTTAGTTAACGTCGAGAGGTTTTCCGGAATACTCGCAGAACCGGAATCGGTTTGACTGTTGATGTATGACACGCAAGCCGCATAGACTGACTGCGTCGAAGTGTTCATCTGAGCTATAATTGCGTTATTCGTCAGTATAATACGCGAAGTCGTATCGTTCCACAAAGCGACCGAATAGTTGCTCAAGCTTATATGGTCTGCGTTGACATAATTAGTGATGTCCATCCAAGTATTTGTTGTCCACCCCTTTGTCACCTCGTTACTGTTTGCGTCATAGTAAGTAACGTAAAATATCGGAGGAACACCCGTTGAATACCACTCACATGCAATACCAGTTCCTCCTATTTCGGCGAGGCTTGGAGCGCTGGACCTGCTGACAATAAGACCGCTACCACTCAGAATCCCCGCATTAACGTTGGTGACATACAAAGTCCCCCATTTGTATTCCGGCTGACCAAGGTTTCTACCGGTCGTCGAAATAAGATTGGTATTCACGTCAAAGTTTCCATTGCCAGCCCGTGAAATCGTGCTGTTAGACACCGATAAACCCGCTGCCGTATTGGCCGCAGTGGCTGAGTTCACAGTGCCGTAAAAGTGATCGGCAATCACATAGCCACGGAAGAAACCATTACGAGCTCTATAGGTATCGTTTCCAAAATCGAAAGTATTATCGGGGTAAGTCATTAAGTGTCCTCTTACCTGCCAAGAGAAACCGTCTCCTGCAATGGTTATGCTGTTCGAGCCGTTCACCAAAAGTGTTGCTACAGTTGCGTTGGATGCAGTCCCAGAATTGGTTGCATAAGCTGCGTTTGTCGCGGCTGGGGCGATATAATTTGCCGGTAGTTTCACTTGACCAGTCACAGTCAAGTTTGAGGTTAGAAGCCGCGTAGTCCTTACTCCTTTTAAGTCAAGGGAACGTGTCAAATAGATGCTGTTTCCAGCACGAGTCATGGTATATGGGTGAGAGATAAGGAGTTGACTGGCGGCGGTCGCTGCAAGCCGACCTGCTATAAGATAGCCGTTTCCGTTAAGGTGTCCATTGTCGAACCGTAGTGAGGTAGGAGTGATGTCACCTTGGACATCGAGGACGTCCTGCGCGTTGGTAGTTGCCGCTGCTTGTAGCGCAGGCAAGGGATCCACAAACCGGTTACTGAAGGTTTGCGACAGCCAGGTGTTCATGTTTGTCCTCCATTGCCAGCCAGTCGTTCCATTCGTTTCTACGGCCCAGGGCATAATTGACATATAGATTGAATTTGTCCCAGTTAAAGCATCAATCCAAAGAAAATTTGATCGAATCGAAGTCACATCAGCACCAATGTCATTTCGTCCGACCCAAAACACATTGAGATCACCCAATGACATTGACGAGTCCGACAACCAGTTTGTGCTTCCGGTAACAGTAACTGGAGTGGCATTAGTCAGTGGCACAAACCAAGCGTTCATTCCGTCGGACGTGTAAGAAAGGTAACCATACACGCCGGCAATTGATCCCCAGATAAAGAATCCACCAGCAGCATTTGCCGGACAATAAGTTGAACCGAAGTTTAATAAACATGTGCTACCAGCGGCTGGGATTACACTATTTGAGACTGTCACTGACACCGGATAAACTCCAAGTCTTACTGCGGTTTGACGGATTGTTTGTCCGCCAATTCCTAAGTTTGTTGTGACAACATTTAAGTTTGTCTCAATGACCGATTCAATGTTGGTTCCGATTCCTCCGTAACCGTATGCGAGTGAATCGCCGATCACATTTACGGTGACATATCCTTGCGCAGAATTTGTAACTCCAGTTACTGTAACTGATCTCCACGTCCCCTGTTTTGTTGTGGCATTTGTGATTGTCCAAACGTCACCCACATTTCCAATTCCCGCAAATCGTGGATCGTAAAGAGTTGTATTTGTCGAATTTCCATTCGTATTTTTCACTGAAACAGCGGTCAGGTTATTTGATGCAACTGCAATAGCTGCTGTCAACTGTGCCCCTGTTACACCGTTTGTGCTTCCGGTATTTGTAGCGATTTCTGATATAGCCGCTGCCACTTGCGCCGCCGCATCCGCGTGCATCAAGTTGGTTAAGTAAGGGAAATTATTCCACCATATATAGGTGGATATATTTTCAACGGTTGTCTTATTAAGGCTTCTGACTTGTCCAAACGTCTGGACCGCAAGTGCGAAACAAAAGACAATTGATAACAGTTTTGTTTTCATTGGAATTTCACAAAAACGCGGTCTCCGATTGTGGGAATCTGCACGCGAAAATCCGCGAGGTTAAGTTTCGCTCCTGGAGGGCATTCCACTGCGACCACTTCGCCCGACATGACTTCATCGACGCAGAAAACAGTTCCATCAGCCAGCGTTTCTCCGACGTAAACCGATGTGATGTTTGGGGTGGGGGAGGCACCAGTGTTTGGCACGGTCTTATAACCATAGAAATAGGCACGCTCAAAATATGTCGGTGACGTTGTCACTTGAATGACTTGTCCCGCCGTGGTGGCTGCTGCTGAAAGCAGTTGTTGTCTTGGCCGGTAATTAGCGTCGGAAAGATTCTGGTGTAGTCCTGTGATCATCGTGTCCTCACTCTCAATTGTCCTGCCTGTCCTTGTTGTCTTTCGATCTTGTCGTATTCGCGGTGTAGCAGGCGAACCGCTTCGAGTTGTTCAATGGCCGATTTGTCTGTCTGACCATCAAGCCTTAGAAAGTCTGCAAACACTCCTTGTGGAACGGCGTGTTGTAACACGTAAGGAAATTCAACCAACTCCCAATTATTGACATCGTTGTCTGGTGTTGATGTCGGTAACACATCGGTTGTCGCCCTCCAGAAATCGCCATTGTAGTAGACCTGTGATCCTTCCGCGTTTTTATCAGGAATGATCAAATGCGAAACAACCCCGTTATTTGTGGATGTGTGTGTGACTGAGATAATATTTTCAATCCACGTGGGCGGTCTAATGCGAAATTCAATCCACGGGTTTGGCAGTGTGCCACTAACGACGATCCCGTCTGGTGTCAATTTCTTGTCAATGATTTCGGCCTCTTGGTGAATCCGTGGATTCAAACTCCACACCTGGCGCACCTCACCGATGGCAGTCTTGTCCTGTTGCTCGTAGTCGATGTTTCGAAGAAATTCGTTAAGGGGGTAAAAGCATGTCGTGTCAGTCGGGAGCACACCTTTTGCCGCCTGAAAACATTGGTAAACCTGCCCGTTCAGAGGGTAGATAAGTTGGTCTCCGGGTTCGTATTGGTGGTTGATGTCGAAGACGTCCTTGTCGTTGTAACTTCCAGCACAAAGCGCCCAATATGCGCTATTTATGTTCCCTTCGTCGTCGGTTGGTGGAATATTATAGACTGGCTGCAAGGTCATGTAATAAGCCTCTTGCAACGGCCAATACAATTCTGTGCCTGGTGCGTAAGTCACCTGTGGATCGTAGATAGGGCGAAATGTGCGCTGCTCAACAATAGTCAGCTCTGGCCAAAAGAACGATTCCCAGTATTCCTGGGCGCGCTTGTTAATGAGCGCCTTTAATCTCGCCGTTTCTTCGTCGTCAAGTGACTGATTGCCGTAACACAACCGGCTCGCCTGAGCTAACACAAAACTGTAGGCGATGCGTCTCATTTCTTCCAAGGGGCTACTTCGGGAGTGTCTCGAATCAGGTTCCTTAGGTTGACGTCATCTGCAAAGAAATCCTTGTCCATCGCTTTTAGGCGCATGTATTGCCGCTTTGGTAGCACACAACGAAGCCGGAAATCACTTCGCTTGTTTTGTTCGCGTTTCCAAAATTTCCGCGCCATTTGTAAGAGGCTTTCCGGTCCTGTTGCGCGTTCATGAGCCAGGTATTTCTGAAGACAACCACCTTCTTTCATTTCACGATTCCACCATTCCCAAAAGCTGATGCGTCGTTGACTAATTCGGATGTTTGGGCGCTTTTCGCTAATACCGACTTGTGAGCGGATGGAACCATATTTACTGGCAACAACCAACCCGGCGGACGTTGTCCGTCCGGAAAGGAATTGAGACGTGTTCTGTGCCGTCGGGTTGGTGTTAATGTTCATAGGATCACCTATTCAACGCGATTGGTCAGCAAGTCCTGAACTCGGCCAATTTTGACATAAATCCAAATTTCCCCTGCCGTGATTGCAGACGCATTCCCTCCTGTCAGAATGAGGTTTGCAACCAGGTTTTTTGCACTTTGGATGGGCGTTGTTTGGTAATTATCTCCACTGCCACCCGGTGAGCTAAACACACCACCACCCGTGGCAATATTTGTGAAGACATCACTGTTACTAATAATGCTTGTTAGCGTTCCAGTCAGTCCAAGGGATAACGTGGCTGCAGTGATGTTCGTTCCAGTGATTTTATTCTTTACAAGAATAATAGCATCACTGAGCACAACATCGCCGGGGTTGAGCGCTAGAAGCGTGAGAGCTTGTGTTGTTGCACTGGCGGTAAAGTCGCTTGTGCGCGACCAAACGCCATTGGTGTTTGTCGGCACCGTATCTGTGCCGAGCACGAACAGGTCGGTAAAACCACCGTCGAACTGTTGCGTATTGCGAAGTTTGAAATGTCTCATGATTAAGCTCCTGTATTGTAGATTTTGCCATTGCCACGAGGGTTCAGGCAGAGGTTTGCCCACATTGCCTTGGCATAACCGCTCATGCCACCGGAGTTTACTTCCTGATCCACTGCGTGCAGAGGTTCAAGAAAATCGAGTTCGAACAGGTCCATATTGAGAATAAGACCTGCATTGGGATCACCAAGTCCGTCGCTCCCAACGTTGTTAAATTCCGTCGTCTGGCACTCGATGCGACCAAACGAGCAATCGAAAATTTCGACATACATTGAAATTTCGTGCGTCTCGGCGTCCTGTTGCACGTGGTAACGCGTCGCAGTAGATGACGTGTTTGTTCGCGTGAAGTGATCAATTGCGGCTTGGATGTTATTACCAAGGATGCCTGTGTAGGTGCGCTTTCCGCCATAGACCGTCTTGAGTGACTGCAATTGTCCTACAAGCTGATCTTCCGTAAGAGCTGCTGGATTACCCACACCCGAAATGATGTTTCCAGTTGGAGTTCTGAATAAGTCGGGGACAGGATTGACTGTTTGAAGTGGGCCTTTCACTGGATCAAGCCAGGCAAACACGCCACGAGTGGTCATGTCCTGGTCGTTTGCTCCGTTATGTTCATTCTTTGAACAGTTGATAGCTTCCATGTCGCGTTTCATCTCGCGGATGGTTTGCGCCTTGTCCTCGGCGTATTCGTTGGATACCGCTGCTGTGCCACCTTTCTTGGAAACGGCCTGTTGAACATCGGTCACACCAAATTCATCCTGAATGCGGTGAATGTAGGTGCCGATGCGTTGGCGGTTCTTGGCTTTGTTGTTGCCTTTCCCAGCATCCTGACCTTCCTTGGTGCCATTGGTGCGGGGCTTTCGAAGTGAACTAACGAGCACTTCGGCGTATGTTGCCGAAGGCGAAGGACCTTTCTTCGCAAGGCTTGTAAATGGAGTCTCTTCAGGCTCCAATATCGTTAGGACATTGCGGAGGTCTTCTCTATTGCCTCCGGCTCGTCCTGGACTGTCATAGGTATTTGCGTTCAAGTTTGCTTTCCGAACTACGCTTTGCGTGTTCTTGCAGCGAACACTTTGGCCAAATCACTTGTTTTCCCGGTCTTCTCAAAGTTCTCTTCCGCGGCGGATTTTTCCGCGTTGGGTTTGCTGATGCGCGTTGCCGTGGCTGGCGTGGAGGTGACGACTTGCGGAGCCTTGGGAGCCGGTTTTGCCGGTGTTTTGGCTTTTGATAGTCTTGCTTGCTCGGCTTTGACTCCTTCAAGGTATCTGGCAATGATCCAATCACCGCCGGGCATTGCTGCCACTTTTGGCATGTTTCGTCGTATTTGCGCCGCTTCCAGAGCTTCAGGGGAATTGGGGTTATTCAACCACGGATAGATTTCACGGGCTTTGGCACTCAAGGCCGTTCGTTGCACCTCTTGTGCTTGACGCGCTGTCACAGACAGGGTGTTTCGCTGTGATACCAGGTCAACCCGTTGAAGCTCGGCGTTGCGCTCGAAATGTCTCACCTGCTCAGGTGTAAACGTAATCGTTCCACCTTTGCCATCTGGCAATTCACCGCCTTCTGAATGTGAATCGCACCAATTCAGAATACTTTCGACTCGTGAAAGTTCCTTGTTGATGTTCGCAATTTCCGGCGTGTCGACATCTTCAATCGTGGCTGTTTGCTGTGGTTGTGTCTCCAATTCCTTCACGCGTGCATTGAGTTTTTCAATCTCTTGCAACGCTTGAATCCGTCCCAGCTTTTCCGTGTCACGAGCATTCGTAAGCTTGTGAACACGCTTTAGCAGGGACGCTTTCCCTTTTTCTCCATTCGCTTTCGCGTCATCAATGGCTTGCTTCAGTTCCTCGGGTAATCCTTCCTTTGGTTCTGGAGAGCTTTCTTCAGGTGTTTCCGGCTCCTCGGCAGGTTGTTCTTCCGCAGTTGTCTCAGGGGTCTGAGCTTCTGGTTCAGCGGTGGGATTCTCTTCAGTCGAGGGTGTCGTCTCCTGATTTTCTTCAGTCTCGGGAATAGGCTGCCCTTCAGGCTTCGCCGGTTCGCTTTTAGGCGCTTCCTCTTTGGCAGTCGTTTTAGCCTCGGCAGTCGAAGATTTCTGCAACATCGACGCGAGGGTGGCTGCTGTGATGTTCGCAGCCGGATTATTAGTTTCTTTTGACATGCGGTTTAATGTGGTGCAAGACCACTCAGTATTTGATCCGGGGCTCAACTACAGAAAAGCCCGTGTTTCCTCGAAGAAAACACGGGCAAAGAAACTCAACAATGGGCTATGTTACAAACTGCACTAATCTGCACCAATTCGCACTAATTTAGGATTCATCATCTTCCTCTGGACGTTGTTGTCCGGTGGGTTTTGGCCGCGCATCAATAATCTCTCTGAGCTGATCCTCCAGTAATTGCATGGCGTAATGGGAGCCAGCCGCGTGGGCAATTGTCCCGTGATTACTGCTAATTTTCTGGTTGGCTGATGCCCGACTGAACGATTCACAGTTGCGATGAATCAGCGCCAGCACGGAAAGGAATTGGGTGTTTGCAGACAATGTTTTTAAATCAACCGCCACTTGTTGTGGGGTTAATTCCCGACTCTTTAGAATCAATTCGTCAAAGCTCATGCTTGTAGTTGTTGTTGTGGTCCCATTTTGGTTCCAAGGAATTTACCAGTGATTGCGTTCTCGCGTTGTTGCAGTTGGAAGTTCAGTTGTTGCAAACGTCGGTCTACATTCTCCTTGAATTGTTTGTTTGACTGATACATCTGCTGCGCCGTTGGGTTGGTGCTCATTTGCTGTTGCAGCCAGTTCAACCTCAATTGATATGCCTGCCCTGGGCGGATATCAACTTGCTGGCCTGAGAACATCTTGGCGAATGCCGCCGCTTCATCGTCGATTTCGCTCTGGCTTGATTCCTCAGCTGATTTAAGAAGCCGTTCACCAAGGTTTGGATCAGTCAACTCGAACATGACGGAAAGCACTTCATCACGATCAATGCGCCCGCTGGTGTCAGCATTCATGACTTGCCCTAATAGCTCAAACTCTGCCTTGACGTATTCAGGGTCAAGCACCTTGGCGTTGAAGGCCGTTGTGACGTCAAACTTCCCCTGAATTTCATCCCGCGTTGAGTGAATTGGCCGTCCCTTGTTTGAACCGACAATACGATAATAGAACTGATCTGGCATGTATTGCTGCATGAGTTGCATCACCTGCGTATTCGCCATGCCACAGGCAGCCAGCCAGTTGTCTGCCAAGTCCTGTCTCATCGTGCTCATAAGCACAGCTTTTTCTGGATTGATTGACCGGCCAAAGTATTCATCTGAGAACTCACGCACGTTTTCCTGAACTTCGCTTGATAACGCGCCATTCGATCTTGGCACTTCCATGAACCCATAATCATCTGGCCGGTCCGTGGGAATTCCAACACCCGGCCCCCAACTGTCTGGCGGCGCTCCCGGGGGATAATAACTCGGTGGCAGAGTGGCAATGCTGGCAAGGTCAATCCGTGAATCCCATTCTGTTTTGATTTGTTGCTGCCACGTCGCTGCAATCTCACCATATCCTCGGCTATCGTCGAGTAGACGCCCCCGCGTTTCACGCTCGAACAAAACAAAAGGATATTCCCCATGCTGATAGTCCAGCAGTGTTCGCAACGCATACGTGTTTTCACGGCGTTTAGCGTCCTTGATCATGTGGGGACTCCACACGGTCATGTAGATGCCGGGCACGCCGTCTTCATCGTGCTTGCGTTCGAAGCTATGGACCACTTCAAACAGTTTCTCGACGTTCAGCACGCCGGTTGAATTGACGCGCTGGATTCTATGGGAAATATTCCCGTCAAAGTCTGTGGTTACTTTGCCGCGCTGAGTGGCAATGACTTCTTCCACCCAGTCTCGATCCCAGTGCATTGAAGTAATCCGATCTCGTAGCGTGGTCTCTGTCACCAGCTCACGCCGATGCAGTCCACGTGTGGTCTGGATGTCGGTTGCTTCAGGAGGGATGAAGATTTCCTCGTTTGGCGCAAGGGCAACAAATGTGGGGCGATTCTTAACCGTATAGGGTCTTGGAAATTTAGCCATGCCGGTTGTTCGTAGATCGGCAATGACTTTGTGAAGTCGAGTTGTCTGGACGTCTGGATATTGCAAAGCGGCCACTTGCACCGCTTCATCTTCAAGGCTTGGGTCCATGATGATTCTTGGCAGGTCAATCATCATTTGCATCAGATTATCTGCTTGTCCTGTCATCTGGGCCTGTTGCTCAGCTTGCATGGAAATTCCCTTGATGGTCTCCATGTCAATGGTCTCATAACCTAGTTGTTGGCGCTGTTCCCAAAAGACACCCAAGATCGCGACTCCGCGTTCCAGCATGTAGTTCGCAGTCAACCGCAATTCCCGTGGGGCTTCGGTCATTTGCGTATAAAGCATCCACCTTAAGACTTGTGTCATGCGATTGGCAAAGGCCGCATCGTTGATTTCAGTGCCACTCACAATTGACCGCATCCGCCGCCAGGCAGCCATGAGAAAAGCCACGTCTTGGTTGATGTAGTTGTCGATCAGGGGAACCCGTGCATCACTGGCACCCTCCCAAGGAAATACTTTTGGCCCTTGTGCCGTTGTCCACTTCTTGCCATCAAGCGATTGGTTCGGCCAAATGCAGTAGCGTGTGTTGTAGTTTTGTTTCTGCCGACGAAATACCGTCGAATTTTGCCGTTGAACACACCAGGTAAAATCCTCCAAGAGCTGGTTTAGGTTGGGTTCAGTGGTTGCCAGTTCTTTGTAGACTTTATCTGTTTTAGATTTCATCGCATTGCCACCTTTCATGTATATCCGAAAGGTTCAAGTGTGAGTGTTTGCATTTGCATGGAAATGCACACAATTGCCCTAATTTTAGTCACATTGAAAATCCGCAAATGCGCGCAATGCTTGTCTTACGATATTTCTTGTATCGACCATTAGGCGAGAAGACTTCTATTTCCTTCGCTGTGACTGATTGTGCAAGTTCCCTAGGGTCTAATCCCGTCCATTCTAAAACTTGGGCGCGTGTCAACAATGCTGGAAGTTTGTTGAACTCTTTTTGAGAATATTCCTTTTCCATTAATACGATCCTCCACCGCTGGTTTTGAGCATTCCCGGCGCAATGTAACGTAACCGGCTCATGGCCATGTAACGCACGAGGTCAATGAAGTCCTTGCAAGCTCCTGTCTCGCCACCAAGTCCGGTATAATTCTCCATCGCCCATCGCACCTGGGCGCAATCCTCGCATACGTAGAGCCGTGGCAAGTTTGGATACATCAACGGTTGCTCACTTTCCCAATGCAACAAACCGTTTACCTCCGTAATCCCCTCGGCAATACTCACGCCGCTTGCCAATTGAAATTTCATTCCGGGCAACGTTTTAACACCCTTTGTTTCCTTTAAGAATTCATCAACAAGACACGTCCCGCCTTGCTCGGCAATGTGTTCATTCTTTCCTGCTCTTGGGTCAATAAAACGAGTGCGGATGATTTCCTTCAAGTTCGAAACGTCTTCGCCAGCGGCAATGGCATCACTCACAATCCTCTTGTGGTATGGGTCAATAAACGATTTTTCGATTAACTCGGCTGTATTTTTCACCCTTAATTCAATGTCTTCTGTCGTATTGACAATATCGCTGATAGCTTGTGGCACGGTAATAGCCTCCTCAGTGAGGAATAGTTGTTTGTATTGCGCTACTCCATAACCAAGCGCGTTCTGTGCCGGTCCTTTGTCTCCGTCCCATCCCTTTTTATTTTCCTGATCGACTTCACGTTCGGTCGGCACTGCCCATTCTCCGTATCGTTCCAAATCTGGCCAATCCCGATAGATGTAATAATTCGCCGGATTTCCCGGAGCGACGCGCACCCAGATTGTCGCAAAATTTCTTGTTCCGGCTGGGTCCGTCAACATGTAGTTGGTTCCATCCGCTGGAAGATTACATTGCTTCACGATATTAACCCCACTGAATTTTGGAAATGCCCGGGCAATTGAATCACGGGCATAACCATACGCGACGCGTTCAATGTATTCTTCCGTCTTTGGTGGGGCACACAGCTCCTTGATGGATGCGTAATATCCGCCAAATGGGTTAAGGATCGAATGAAAGTAAATCGCACGGCTTTTCGGAAACACTGGACGCTGGATGTATGGCATCGTTCCCGGTTCCAATTCTGGAAAGTTCTTCCGTTTATTAAGCAGCTCTGAAGGCAATGCCTTGAGTGTCACCGCGCTGGACCCAACAAATTCTTTGATTGCCGGCGTGATGCCCTTGACCGGCGTAAAGGCCCAAATCAGCTTTGACTTTCGAAACTTTAAGCGGCGACTAAACATTTGAAGCCAGGCCAACGTCAAACTTTCATCGGCCCACGCTCCGACATTCACAGGCACTCTCTTGCCAGCGTCGCGTAATTGACCTCCAACTCGCTGCAGAACGCTTTCTTGTGCTCCAAACTCCCAACCTTCAAACATTCCGGGGTCTTGATTATACGTGAGAAAATACATTTCTGACTTATTCGGAAAAACTAATTTTTTGTCTGAGAATCCGTTTGCTTGCGAGTAGTTGACTTTGACCGTCGAATCGCGCTTGTTGTTGAATGGTTCGATATATTTCCTTAAGAATAACCAGATCAATTTTTGCTGAGTGGCAATGCTGGTCATCTCGGACTCTGACAAGCAGACGATCAATGCTCCAGGGAAATCCATTGCCGCTTCGCATACAGACTTTGCTGCGAACACTGACTTTGCCGCTCGGTTTCCTCCAAAGATTCCGAGGATTTCAGCCTCATCAAGCAACTTCCTCGCATCATCCCATGGCTTAACAACGGTCCCATCCGGGTAGGTATGTTCTGGCTCGAACCCATGCCGCAACGGGTCAGCTTCAGCCAACTTGATCAGCGTTTCACGCTTATTAAACCAATCCGCATACCATTCCGCGCCACCGGGACGTTGAATCACTTCCTCCAGTTCCTCCGGCGTGAATGTGGGCAGGATAGGGTGGGGCGTAGGCGTTAACCAATCAGGGAGATTAAGACTCATATTCCGCCTGGGCTAGACGTTTTGCCTCGTAGTCATCTCTGAATTGTCGCGCCTCTTTTCGAGCCGCCAGTTGTGTTGGCTGTTCTCCACTGTCAACAGTCTCACCGAACGTCTCTTGCACGATCCACACCCAACCGTGAAGCCCTCGGCGCGTGATAATTTTAGTTGTGCGTCTGAGTTGCATCGTTAGTTCCTTTTGACCTCTGCGTTTTCAGCCTCGTTGATTAGGTGCGTTGCCACTGAAAATTGCGTTAACGAGAATTGCGCAAACACATATCGACCATCCAATTCGACGACAACAGCGATTGCGCTATTACCTTCTTTTGTGCCGTGAGGAATTCTGCAAATGGTAACAGCCTTAATTTCATCTTCGAGGATTGGCTTTTGTGTTTGTAGATGCGGCATCGCAGGAACACCATCTTCCAGTGTCGTAATTACGTTTAGATTCATCATTCGAACGCTCCTAAAAGATATAAGGTTTCTAACGCTGTAGCCGCTCCAACCAAGCACGATAAAACGGTTGTGACTATCATCCAACGAAGATGCGTCTTCTGTTCGGTCTCTAATTGTTTTTCAAGATTCCAAATTCGTTCCAGATACGAATTAATGAGTCCATTTAATTCTTCTCTGCTTTCCTTGGAAGATTTCAGAACAGCTTTGATTTGTTCTGATTCTTGCGTATCAGAGCAACAGAGTTCAGCTTTATCTTTATTTGAAAACAATTCTCCACACTGGGAGCACGTCCAAAAAGGTTTAGATGTGTGTAGATAAAGAGGAATGTAGGCGTTCATGGTTAATACTCCTTATTTGGAAGATAATTGAGTTCTTTAATTACTTCTTCTAGAGACTGCTCCCAGCACATAAATTTCTCATCTAGAGATTTTTCACATGAACAAGTTGAACGTATTTCGTTTCGTAGTTGGATTAGTTTCTTATCTATATCTCCGTATAGACACTTTTTAAAATTTTCTAATAGACATTCTATCGCATGGTCATACAAACGTTCTTGTACCATGATATATGTTACACTAAAACATACCGTTATATTTCCTGTGAGAGTTACAGTGTGGTCTGTAAAATTATCCCTCCTGTATATTGAAATGGCATCTTTGTTCATTTCATTTCTCCTCTCTTTGTCTGAATCAATTGAAAACCGATCACCCAGACCCATGGATTACTTTCCCAGACTTCTGGGGAGAACGTTTTGCAAAACAGTCCAGCCGCCGCCCCATACCACGTGCTATGGCATTCATTCGGTGACGTGGTATCATACCAAGACCACCCTGGCTTTTGTTCATGACCAGCCATGGATGGACAGGTTCCAACGTCCTTAGGACCATTTGAAACGTGGTAACATTGCAATCCATAATCCTTATGGAAAATACCTTCCCTTTTAGCGTCCTCTTCTGAAATTGATTTTACCCGCTCAACTCTTAGTTCGGTAATTTCCAGAAGAATTCGACTTGCGAATCTTGGCATGTGAATGGACGGCGTCCACCTCCAGTCTTTCATTGCGTTTGGATCGCCATTAGGTTCTCCATCGGCTTTATAGACTATATTCATTCGAGCGCACGCGTTGTTGTTTTGTTTCGCCTGCTCCCAGTGGTCTTGATACCAATCAGCACAAGCGAACGCTTCTCTCACCCATAGCCGATCTCCAATTTTACCAAATGGACATATATCAAGTCCTTGCAAAATGCAGGAATTAATTTCACACCCAGCGATTTCAATACCCAATCCTTGTCTATCGATTACAGGAAATTTAACAAGCCTTCTTGTCATGGTCTTTCTCCCCGCAAGAATCGCCTTAATCATCAGTTCATTAAAAAGTATTCCGTGCTCGCTCATTCATTCTCCCTTCTGAAGTAATCCGCTCCGTTGCATTCCTTTGAAGACTTTTCGGGAATTTGTTTAGGTTTTGGTTGCTGAATTATTTGATCCTCACCAATCACTTCGACCGAAAGCTTTTCGAGTTTTATTTCTGATTCGATATATAAATATTTTCCTTTTACACTATGATCATATTGAACAAACTTACCTTTTTTTAACTCTTTAAGAATAGTTTGAACATTAACTGAATCAGGAACTACCATGTTTTGATAACCAATTTGTAGAAGAAACGGCATACTATTTCCCCTCCATTTCTTTATCGAACTGCTTCTCGATCACAGCACGCGACACTGGAACCAAAGCGAGAATGTCATCAGGTGGTGCATATTCCTTTAAAAGTCCCGCCGCCAGCCAGGCGACACATTGTTCTTGTGAGAACATTTCAATATCCGCGTCGATCTTCAATTGTTGGTGATCTGCAACAAATATTTTAACAGCAGTCCTAAGAATGGTTAGTTGCTCCTTAGGCTTGAATTTCTTCTTTGAAACCAGTTCGATCCGTCGCTCCTTTACCGCCTGATCGACTTTATACTTTCTTTGTTCTTCCTCTTGCTGTTTCTGGAAATTACTTTTGGTATCAATAACATCATCCTGTCCATGTGTGGATCGATGTTCCTTCGCGAGCTTTTCAATATCAGACTTCAAGAATACTCGTGTCACCGTTCCATTTGGGGATGTCGCGAGGAACGGTGTCAATTTGGTCTGTATTAGCGCCTCAAAATCTTTTTGCCCATCCTCGTTCTCACTGGAGACGAATCCATATAATCCGCGCTCCTGGACATATCGATCGTCGGAAAAGTAATTCTGGTTTATCTTGAATGCAGCGTTGTTAACATCTTCAGGCAGATCGACCGCGCCATTCTCACGCCAGGTTTCTACTTTCTTGAGCTCGGCACATTCAGTTTTCTTAGCATAACACTTAATGTCAGTGCAGACGTCTGGACAATCAGCCTCGGCTTCCGGCATGCTGCGTAGGCGGTTTGGACAATTCTCACATGTGAAACGACCGTAATCCGCTGTGAGCGAAAATTGCGCAATGCTAAGGTTTTTGCAAAATGAATATTCCAAAAAGTTCTTCGCTGCCCGAAAACTCATCGGTTCGTTCTCCCCATTGACGCAAGCGCCACCCGTCGCGATTTTCTTAAGGGCTTCCTTCTGCATGCTTTCAGTAGCCAGGCGTCCAATCAGCTCGCCGATTGACGCACTGATTTTACCGTCCTCAATCGCTTCAACGACCTGCTTTGCCAACTTTGTCAGTTTCAGCTTTGCGTAGATTGTAGACCGCTTGATACCGAGTTTTTCGGACAGGCTGTCAACGTCATACAAGCCATGGTCAATCAACGTTTTATATCCACGCGCCTCTTCGATTGGATTTAGGTCTTTGCGCTGTAAATTCTCCACATATTGAATTTCGAGCGCTTGATTGTCGTTGAGAACGCGCACAATAGCCGGAACCGTCTTTAGCCCAGCCAGCTTAGCCGCACGAAACCTCCGTTCCCCGGCAACGAGTTCGTAGGGGAGCCGGACAAGACTTTCGTAGAGCAATTTTGCCTCAACTTCAGTCAAGTGTTTTTCGGGATGCAACTCCTTTCCGTTTCTTTTAATACAATACCATTTGCTTGTTAAATCCGGTTCTCTTATTTCGTAGACTGGATTCGTCCTCACAATCAGCGGCTCCTGTATACCCAGCTGGCGAATGGAATCAGCCAACTCTTCCAGTGCTACTGGATCGAACGTCTTTCGTGGGTTTGTTTTGCTCGGCTCAATGTCGGTAATTGAGATCATCTCGAATTGACCGATTGGCGGTTGAGCTGGTTCTTGCGTGATTTTCTCTGCGGTTTGGGTTTTCATTTTTCCTTTCCTATGAGACTTCTTTTGAAGATTATTCGGTAATAATATTACATTTATCGATCGGGATAATCATCATTTTTTCGTCTTTATCTAGTAGATATGCTTTATCTCCGTAATAAGTCATTAATGTAACAATCTCGTTTTGATGAAATGGATCTTTAACTTTTCTACCATCTATCAAGCGACACTTCCCCTCATTGAGATTAAATTCTTCAGACGAAATAATACCTTTTGTTGCAATGGTTACGATATTGTCGTTTATCTTTCTTAAAATTTTTCCAATAAACCAATTCCCATCGTGGCTTTGATACGCAACTTCAAGGACTGAACCAAAATGGACACTCTTATCGATTGCCGCTTTAAGCTGTTCTATATATTCAGGACTATAATAATTATCTTCGATGTTTACAGTCCGAGTAACTCCATGCTCTAAATTATTATCTTTCTGCTCTGGAGTAGGACTTAAAACAACGTGGGCAGATACAATCGCATCCTCTTTCAACTCGACAGGATTGTTATAATAGTTAATTTTTATCGAATCGATTTGGATGTTGCTTCCATTGAGATTCTCACTCAATTTGTGTTCGATCATCTTTCGCAGATCGGCTTCTGGGATTTTACAGGTGATTTCCATTTTGGTTTTTCCTTTCCTTGTTATTTCATTGAAATGAGAACCGTCCATGCAATCACCGCTATCCAAAAGTATCGACCAATTAAAAAGATACGTTCTGTGTGATGCAACTTATCGAGCAGTTCATCCGTTTTCGAATAATTCAGTTTTAAGCGAATAGCATTAAGACACACAACGGTTGATAGAACCGAAATGATCCAGGCAATTATTTTTACGAATAAAACAATGTTCATTTGGGTTTTCCTTTCCTTTTAAGCAGCCCCACGATGTGAGGCTGCTAGTTACTCGACTACAGCTTTAATCCGTCAGCCGTTGGCTCAATAATTGTGTTAGTCGGGTTTTTGCTATTGGGATATGGATTAGGAGTTCCTAATGCTTTTAGGTCCATTCCCAACCACATCACGGCTTCTTGTAGTTTTGTGATGGCAAGATTGCGTTCTCTTGACACTCTGTGAGAATTGCAGTTGTGTAACACTTGGATTACACCATCGATTGTCTGTCTGAGTGATTTGTCCTCAGTGACAGCTTTAATCCACGATGGATCTTGATCAACTTCGTTTTCGTTTTTATTTTCGATCATAATTTTTTGGTTACTTTGTTGACTTCCGAAACGCCTCCACGACGCCCCGGAAAATGTTGAAATTGAGGTTTTGCTCAGCGCTTGGGATGGGCGCTTGCTGGTCTACAGGTGACACAAACTTGTAAAACTGTGTGGCTGTTGCCTCAGGGAATTCCCAGACCAGGCATACCGCTTGTTTGTATTGCTGCTTGATAGCCCGTGGCAGAATGTCCCAAGGTGGATTCTCGTAGTTGTTTGCGCTACGAGCCAATCCCCAAAGGGCTGAATGCGCAGTCTCGGCGATACGTTCATTGAGTAATTTATCCATTGATCATCTCCTGTGGTGGAACGTCACTTTCATCAATACGGTTTGAAGTCTCTGGCTCATCATTCGGGCCATTGCGGTTGTAACTCACGAACCGCATGGAAGCTTTTTGAAACAGGAATTCGACTGGACCCGTAGGGCCGTTGCGCTGCTTACAGATTTGCAAGTTGATGCGTCTGGAATGCGCCGCCCAATCCTCGTTACTGTCCACCAGTTCTTGTTCCTCTTTCTTCAAAATTGGGGCAAAGAGAATCCCGATTAGATCGGCGTCGCGTTCGATGGCTCCCGAATCTCCCAAGTCTGACATGCGCGGAATGCGCTTCTCTTTTTCGCTGTCGCGGTTTAGCTGAGCCAATACCACAATTGGTATAGACAGTTCTTTTGCTAAGGCCTTGAGACCTTTTGAAATTTCGGCCACTTCATCCCGCCTCTCTCGGAATCGGCCACTGCCATTGACTAGTTGCAAATAGTCGATCAACAACATCTTGATTCCGTGCTCAGCCTGCCAGCGTCGCGCCTTGCTGCGAATATCCATGATCGTTGTAACGCCAGAGTCATCGAGATAGATTTTTGCCGGTGATAGATCATCCGTTGCCTTGATCAATTTCGGAATGTCCGAATTAGAAAGGAATCCAGTTCTGAAACGCTGAAAGTCGCAGCCTGACCGTTGGAAGATGGACCTCATGCACAATTCCTCAGCCGTCATTTCCAGCGAGAAAATTCCGACCGGCAAGTGCATGTCTACCGTTACATGCTCGACAATATTGAAACCGAGAGATGTCTTTCCAGTTGCCGGTCTACCGGCAATCACTACCAATTGCCCGGCTTGTAGACCACAGATCATCTTGTCCATGTAGTCGAAGCCCGTTGCAATTCCTCTGATCTGCCCGTGGCCGCGGTGATAGTCGTCAAGCATGTCGATACTTTTTCGCATGACAGCTTTCCAGTCACGTTCAGCGGATGATTGACGTAATTGGCTTACCTGAAAGACGGACTGTTCGATCTGGTCCAGTGTGATTGACATCGGCTGCCCCTCTGGCGCGTCGTAGAGGAGTGCCGTGGCATCGGCACACACTTTGAGGTAGCGACGTGCCAGGTATTTCTCAAAAACAATCTCAAGGTAATAGGTCGCGTTCGCGGCGCTCGGCGTCTTTTCTGGCAACTCAGCTAGGTAAGCCACGCCGCCCACCTCTTTTTCGCAATCGCCAACCGATACCCTTGCAACAAGCGTGACCTGGTCAATGGCCTCGTTGTGCTCGTGCATGGCCGAGAGGTGACGAAATATGTTCTGGTGCCGCACGTCGTAAAAAGCCTCGGGCACTTTTAGCTTTGCGATCACGTCACCCAAGGTTT